GCATTTTCTCTGGCAGTAATTTTCTAACTCCCTCTATCAAAATAGCCGGGTAATAGTGCCACCACTTTTTCAAAATCAGGCAACGATTCCCGGATTCGTAACTGAAGGAATAGAATAATCCCCTTCTCATGTTTTTTATTGTAACATGTTTGTCGCCCACTTTCACGTTTACCTTGTTTTGCAGGCTTTCTTCTAAGCTGCACATTGATATGCAGCTTCCAATCGTAATGTATGTTTCATTTTCCATAATACTTTTTATAAAAGATTTATTATTTCTTCTTTGAATGTGAGCAGCTTTTTGTAATTCTCTTCTGACCACAGATAGCGCACCGTTTTGTTTTAATTTTTACTTTTTTATTTATTAAAATGGTAAATCTTTAGTTCCAAATTTTGTATTCTGTTTCCACGTTGGAGGTACTTCTCTTTCAAAGTTTTTAAATTCATTGAGCGTTGATATATCTCGAAAGGAGAATATCCTTTTATATCGTTTATCGTGGCTAAACTTCACCTTTCCTATCCTTCCTTGTCTGTTTTTTGCAAGTATATATTGCCCGGCTTGTTCCCAGCTTGTATTATCATTTATGTCATTTTCAACACCCCTCATTATCGGTCTGTCAATTAGGATTACTACGTCTGCATCTTGTTCGATGCTTCCGCTGTCTCGTAACTGTTCGAGTGTAGGCTCTCCTTTTGCTTCTCGATTTAGTTGCGAAAGTAAAATGATTGGCAAATTAAGTTCTTTAGATAATTGCTTAAGCTTTCTGGAAAAATAGCCTACTTCGTAATTTTTATTCTGAAACTTGATGTCAGTTTCAATGAGCTGCAAATAATCAATAAATATCACACTTAAATTAGCATTATTACGCTTTTCTTTTCGGCACTTGCTTATAATTCCGTGTATGTCGTACTCGTCATCAACTATGCTTACATTCATCATTTCAATTTCCTGAAGCTTGGAATCTATGAGCTGAAGTTCTTCATTCGTATAAGTTCCTGTTTCAACTGAATAGTCGTCTATTGCTTCTTCTTCCAACAGCAACCTTATACAAAGCTCTATTGCGTCCATTTCGAGATTAAAGAAAAGTGCGTGTTTGTCGTAATCAAGTTTTTTAATTGTTTCGAGAATAAATTGAGTTTTCCCAACACCGGGTCTAGCTCCAACAACAATCAACTTTTTGTTCTTAAAACCTCCTTTCAATAGAGCGTCCAACTCTGTAACCGGAGTTCTGACAAATGCTCGCTTGCCTTGTTCGTTTGCCTTACGAAGTTCAATAAGGTAATCGCGGGTCATGTCAACAACTTCATTCATGTTTTTAACTCCCGTTGAAGTGTCAAGTCTTATTTCAGTAAGTCCTAATTCGAGTTCTGAAAAAACATCGGCTATATCTTTCGTTTCATCAAAGGCTTGTGCCTGTATTTCTCCTGTCATTCTGATTATTTCCCTCGCTTGATATTTTTGCTGAATAATTAGCGAATGAAAAACAATGTGAGCTGATGTTGATATTCTCGTTGTGAGAAAAGTTATATAGTATGGGCCTCCCACCTCTTCAAGAGTTCCATTTTTTCGTAACTGCTCTGTTACAGTGTGCATATCTATCGGATTACCGTTTCTGTAAAGTTCGATAATAGCTTCATAGACTTTCTGATTGGCGGACTTGTAAAACATTTCAGGTTTCAGAATGTCGATAACAGAATCAATAGCATTATTTTCAATCATCAATGCTCCTAAAACATCTTCTTCCAGCTCAACCACTTGTGGAGGAATTTTTCCGAATTCGTTTGCTGGAACAGGTTGTAATTGTTGTTTTTGATTATTAGAGTGCATTTAAGTTTATTTTTTTAATCCAGTTTGAAAAATGGGAATACGTGTCTCTTATCGATTTTTCTTTTTCCTGAAGTTCAACCGTCAAATGCCTATAGAACATTTCTAAAATCTTATCAAAATTTTGAAGTTTAATTTCGCGAGTGTTACCCTTTATACGGTATATCATGCACATATTCTCTTTCCACAATTCGTTTTTATCTAATTCGCAAAATATTTCATCAATTGGTCTGCGCATATTAGATTGGATTCTTTCCTGAATTTCAGACGTTGTCGGAGTTTCTTCTTTTACTTCTTCTTTTAATTTACTTTTATTTACTTTACTTTGTGTATTAATGTTGACATTAATTCCGTTTGTAGTGGTATTTTTGTTTACATTAACTCCGTTCAGCAACCAATAATCCAGTTTTTCAATGTCTTTTCTTCTTTTTGTAGCTTCAACATAGCGTTTTTGAATGCCTGTGCTTGTTAGTACTTTTTCCGAATTAAACAGCTCTTCATTAAAGAAATTCCATTTAACCAAGCGTTGTACTATTGTTTCAAGAAGTTCAGCACTGATACCTTGCAGGTTTCTTAAAAGTTTCATTTTTAGCATATCACTCCACACAATGTAATATCCGTTACGGTATATCGCACATAGCAGTTTGATAGTTGCTATTTCACCTTTAATTCCGAACTCTCCACTTATGGCTTCAATTTTTTCGTCATGGAAGAAGTCTACATCGAGAGGAAAATAATCTAATCCTTGTTTTATTGGTCTTGCCATCTTGTTTATTATTTATGGCTCTAAGCCTAATGCGTCTCTAATCACAAATTTAGCATGCTCCTCACCTCTGTTATATGAAATCTCTTTTTCATAACATACAAGTCTAATAACTACCTGTGATATGTCTTTACAATGCTCTAAAGTTATTGTTAGATAGGAATCATTTTCGGGTGAATAAAAACGGTCTCGAGATTCATCATATTCATAACCGAGCTTGTTTAGCAGCTCAATGTTTCGTTTTATTTCGTCCATATTAATTTCGTTTGTAAATTATTTCTGTTTATTTAGGCCTAAATTAGATTGTTTCCATATTTACGTTTTTAAATATGGTTTATTGATCTTGCCATAGTAATTCAAAATAAATATCATTGGCGGTTGGTCCAGTTCTTAACTTTCCTTGCTTTTCCATTTCAGCTATTTCAAATTAGATTATCTCTTTTGCCTGAATAGGATAAATGGTTTCAGCAATTTTTATCACTTCCATTTTTACAGCATAATGTGGCTCAATATGTCTGGCTATTTTATCAGCTTCAATTTGATTTATAATTTCTATTAGTGTCATGTTATTCTTCTGTTTCAATGTTTATCTCGCTTGATGGAATACCGAAGTTATTAAGTTGATTGATTGTACTGTCTAAAAGTCTTTCGTACTCATCTTCATTATCGGTTTCAATAATCCATACATTCGGATAGTCATTAGTTAAATACTCTTCTAAATACGGACTGTCTGTAATTGCATCGTAAGCTTTAATGGCTTCTCGTAGGCTGATTGTAATAGTTGCTTTCATGTTTTTATTATTTTTATTGTCTAATAAAATTACAAAACATACTATTAATCAGCAATTTACCTAACAATTTATGTCTTGTCCTAACATTTTTTAATTCGCTGTTATTCAATGCCTATCACATCAAAAATCTTTTCTTTCAGATAGTAGAAGTCGATCCAAATCAATACATACAAAAAACAAGGATTAATACTTTCATTTAAGATAGTCTTTTACAGTTTCAATAAATCCTTCTATTGTATAGCAAACCTCACATCTAAAACCATTGTCTTTCAGTTTTTGCATCACTTCAATTTGGTTCGCATTTGGCTTGTTCTTTCCAACTTTCAGCTCAACAAAAAGTCCGTGATAGTTTTCCTTTGATGTTGGAATAAACAGGTCGGGCGTGCCGGATAAATATCCCATATCTTTCATTCTTTTGCCTGTAATTGCTCTTTTATCAGATGATCCTGCGAACACAAATCCTGCCGGGAAAGAGGTAATAATATGTTTCGGATATTGATAATGGAACCATTTGACGCAAGCTATTTGTAAGTTGTCTTCAAATCTACTCATAATGTAAGAATAGTATAAATTGCTTTTACTATCATACATAAGGAAACAATAACAACTACATATAGAAGCATTGCTTTGAAAGCATTCCATTGACTTTGCAAGTCATCATCAGGTCGTAGTTTCATGGTATAGTTTTTTATATTGTTCATAAAATCTTTTAAAGTACTCTTTGTTCGTTTTTTCGATTAAGTATTTCTTTTTCCAGAAATCTATTTCAGACTGCTCTTTAGTGGCAAACCTGCCTTTCATGTCTCTGTAAAATTTCGGAGCTTCTGTATCAAATATTGATGCCATATCAGTAATTTGTTTTAGATTGTTGCAATTTTTTAAGGTAGTTCCGGATATAATCAGCTTTCTTTTGCTTGGTGCTTACTAACTTTTTATCGACAAATATCCATGTGTTTTTATTAATCCTGACTGTAACCTTACCTTTGTCGTTACATGGTTTGATACAGTCAGGATTTTCGTTCAAACTTAATTTTGCCATTACTTTAATTCATATTTTAAGACTTCCATAATTGGAGTTTCGGAAATGGATATAATTTCGTAATATGCAAGTGTGGATTTCATATTTTCTTCAAGCACTTCAATCGTTATAGTTTTTGGTGCAACTTCTACTTCTTTTATTGCTTTCAAAATATAGGAAGTCTTACCATACGTTTCCGTTAGGCGTTCAGCTTCTTTTTGTGCGCTTTCTTCAGATTCATGAATATATGTAGGTGTGCTTTCATCTTCTACATATACCATCCAAAATGTTTTTGTTCTCATGTTTTTTCTAAATAAATCGTTTGTAATAGTTTTCAAATTCAGTCCAGTACAAATCTTCAGGAGTTGGTAGTTTAATTCCGAACTCGCTCGCTGCATCTGCCTGAATTTTATTGAGAAAGTCGGTCATTGCAACTGTATCGAGCTTCGAAGTTCCGGTTGATACTTTTGTTTCTTGTCCGTTAATGATTACTATTCGGCTCAAAAACTTTTCACGATAGTAATCATAGAAATCTTCTTTATCTTGTCCGGTTTCCATCGCAAGGCAGGTAAACCACATCCACATCATAGCGTTTTGACTTGTTGATCTGCGGTTACTTATTTTATTTGCTGATAAAGTATATTCACCGTTTTTCAGCGTGTCAAGCATACTGTCAATGCTACGGATAAGGTTTTCACGCCTTACGATTTCTCCTTTTTGCTTTTCAAAAATGATTGCCATTACTCCTCGTTGAAAATTTTCTTGTCAGTTATTAAAGCTCTGTTGAGTTCAATAAATTCAATCAAACCCTCTACATGAGCAGTCAGTTTAGGTAAGTCAGTTTCAGGATTGTAGCTGAAGTATTCCGTGAAAGTTTCCCAATTTACTCCGTACTTTGAGCGATTAATCGTTGCAATGTTGTATTCAAAATCTCTAATTTTGTTTCCTTGTGCATTCATGCAGTACGGGTAGACAATATGTTGCCAATGATCTTTAAAATCTCCGGCTGTATAACTTTTAGTGGTTTTTATATCGTGAATGCTTGTAGGCATTAATTCATCGATATATCCATATAAAAGTACGTTACCGAATTTTGTAGGAAGTATGGCTTCCGTTCTTACTTGGGGAATAGCACCTTTATAATAGTTCTGAAATTCACGGCAAAGTTCTATTGGGAAATCAAAAGTTCTTTCATTGAAAGTTGCTGTTATCATTCCGGTTTCTTTATTGCTTTTAATATCCATTTTGTCGGAGGTGCAATTCAGAATAAGACAATCAACAACCTCATTGAAAGCAGTTCCCTGATCAGCCGCTTCGCTGTCGAATGGTACCCTATTTATTCGGTCAATAAGACTTTGAAACTGTTGTTTTTCAAATTCCTCTTCCGTGAATGGAGGTTCTTCGGAAAATCCCCAGTATTTCGCATATGTTTCACTACTCGACAGGTAGTTTTGATACCCATCGAGTAGAGTTGCATAGAAGTTATATTTAATTTGCCCGTTCATAGCGTTTTTCAGCATTAAGCGTTAATCCTAATTCTTTCGCTTTGTTTGCAAGCATCTTACTTGCCATGACCTTGCTATTTCCAACGTGGTCGAATGATTCAATACGATTGATAAAATCATTCGCAGATACTTCGTCGGTAATTAGCATGACGTTTTCTTTCAATTGTTCCATCACGGATTCATATTGTTTTGCAGTATTATTTCTCTCCTTCAGATTATTGATGTAGGGAGCAATGATTTGATTTGAAAAAAATACGTTAGGAAGTGCTTTCCCTTCCTTGTCAACTACGGTAGGAATTTTCATCAATCCCGGAAGATTGCAGGTGTTTTTGCCATCGTTTCGGCTGGTAGGGTTGAAAGTGATTGTTCTTTCAGTTCCTTTTGCTTCTACATATCCCAAAAGGTCGAGTTCGGTTACAATAGCGGTGTAACTTTTTTCACGGAGTGCCGGAACAAATACGGTATCATCTCCCTCTTTTCTTACGTCCCGATGGCCTACGTAAATTACGTTTTTATGAAGAGATGAAATAGACCTGTTGAAGTTGGTAAATTCCTGATTTATTTTTCCCCAGTCCTGAATACGTGGATTGCCTACCGGAACTATATAGTTGATAATGTAATCCATCATTTTTCCGATTGTATCAACTACTATCGTTTCATAGGCTGATAAATCTTCTTTAAGAACTTCAATAGCTTCGTTCCAACTATTGATTTGTACAGTATCGGTCTGGTGTCCGTAATTGACACGGTGAACTCCGTTGTCGAAATCTAACAAAAGTGGTTTCGGTGCTGACAATGCTAATGTTGTTTTTCCCATACCTGCCTGACCGTAGATCAGGGCTTTCAATGTTTGCGGAATCTCAAGCTCCGCTGGTTTTCTGATTAGTGTCATGATTTTTAATTTTTATTGATTATTTGTTTTAATAATTCCTTGAAAAGATTTGCATCTTCTGTTGCCTCTTGGTATCTTTTGAACCAATCTATACATTCTTTTTTTTCTCTTTCGAGACTGATTTTGAGACTTTCATTTTCATTTTTCAAATCTTCAATTGTAGCATTGATTTCAGCTACTTCATTTGTTGCATTCATAATGATTAATTTTTATTGGTTAGTTATTTTTTTGATTTAATGATATGTTCAGGTGTTGAATACTTTTCCAAATCAGGAACGTAATACTGTATATTCCGGCCTTTTCTTCTTACAGCGACTTTACCTTCTTCGAGCAACCCTCTTACATGTGATTCTCCCCCGAATTTCGTAAAAGCTTCACGTTGGCTTTTAGTCCATTTTTCAGTGGGCTTTTTAAGCTTCCAGTAAAGAATTTCGGCTGTACGATTAGCTATTCTTTCTACGTCCGTATGTGATAATTCATAAATCATTGTGTTACTTCATCTTCAAGTCTGGTGATGGTAATATCATTTCCGTTTAGTACAGTTGAGAAAACTTTCCCATAATTGGATTTCATGTTGTAAAATCTAATTCTCAACCTGTTCAGGCATTCAAAGTCAAATAATTTTACAGTCAAGCTTCCGCCTACCGGTAGTTTCAGTGCTTGTGCTTCTGTTTTGTTGGTCCAGCTTGAGCGTTCCAGCTCTGCTGTTCTTTGTTCCAATGCTTTTTCCGTTGGTGTTGCCATTTTTATATTATTTATTAAATTATTTTATTGATTAATCTCCTTTATATGCGTTAGAGTTATAGAATTCACTCATAGCGTCAGCATTCATCCAACTGCTTGAATTTTCTGCAGGTTGGTTCTGACGTTTTTCGTAATCAGCCTGTATTTGAGCATCCATTTTTTCAAACCTAATAATTTGTTCACGGCATTCATTTACCCATTTTTTAGCCCATTGCCAAGCTTTCTGCAAAGCTTCTGAAAAGGATTTAGCACCATTACGGAAGTACCACCATGCATCTGTCATTATTTCAGATTTGTCAAATTTTACCTCGTTACGAAGTTCCTTGTAGGTGTAGAGGTTGATTTTGTTTGCGTAAACCATAGCTGTATTTTTTAATTATTCAATTTCAAATCCGTTGAATGATACTTCAGTTTCGTATCTTCTTCCTGTTCTGCATCTTCTGGCTCTCATGTTTCCTTCATCCGGCATTACAAATGTTATCGAGAAAATGAGTAAAAGAACCATCGCTCCGGCTTCTCTTGCATATTTGGTGAAGTATAGTTTTGAAAGTTCAGTCACTTTGCTTAAATGCTCTTTGATTTTGATATTTTTGATGTGTTGCTGAACAGTGAGTGTACTGATGCACAGTTTATCTGCTACCTCTTTTGCTGATAGGCAATCCCATGATGTCAGTTTTAGTATTTCTTGTTCTCTTTGTGATAGCATGATTTCGATTTTTTGGTTATTGCCTATTTTTAGGTATTGATTTTTGATTATCTTTGTTGTTATTTTGAATTTGTTTTCTAATTCTTTACAAATGTACCGCTATTTAGCGATATATCAAAATAATATATCGCAAAATGTATGTAAATTAAGATAATTTAACACCTTATTTAGCGGTATGTTATAACTGATTGATTGTGTGAAGAAAGTATTTTCAAAAAATTAACTATTTAGCGATAATCAAAATTTTCAGAAATGGATAATGATGAAATAATAGAATTGTCAATAAAATATCTTTTAGAGTCAAAGGAAAGTAACTACAAAATCGGTAAAGCTACTGGTATATCAGACAATACCATTGGAAGGTATCGAAAGGGTAGTAAGCCAACTCCAGCAAACGCGAAACTTTTACTTCAGTATTTTGATGGTAGTTTACCAACATTTGAAAGCAACGCCCGCATTTTAGAAGATTTTGATTTTATGAATATACCATTGGTTCCGATACACGCTCAGGCCGGATATGGGAAAGGATATGGAGATCAGGAATACATCGATAACCTGCCTACTATTCCGGTAATAGTAGATAAAAATTATAGAGGTAAATACCGTGTCTTTGAGGTTTCCGGAGACAGTATGGACGACGGAACACGTCAATCTCTCTGTCATGGTGATAAAGTATTGGGACGTGAAGTTATGCCTCAACACTGGACCACTAAACTACATTTTCATGATTGGTTTTTCATTATAGTTATGCGTAATGATGGAGTTCTGATAAAGCAAATAGTTGAACATGATTTGGAAAATCATACTATAAAATGTCACTCTCTCAATAGTCTCTACGAAGATTTTACTGTTGATTTGTCTGAAGTGGCAGAACTTTATAATGTCATTAAAATGGTAGATAGAAATACAAGAATTTAAAATCAAAAGTTATGAAAAAATTAATCTTAATATTTACATTATTTATTTCAATGTCTGTATTTAGTCAAGTTGAAACACAAATTTTATCTGAACTTAAAATTAAAGTTCCTTACATAAGTGCATCGTTTGAACAAATAGGTGATACTAAATATGTAATGATAGCTTTCCAAAATGCCAAATATGTTTATATTACAGATATAGGAGCAATCTATTTTACTGATAAGGAAAGTTTAATGAAATTCTGTAATGACCTAAAAGATGCTTCAAATTATTTAGTAAAACCGTATAAAACGATTGAGTGGAACGGAGTAGAATATAGAATGAATTCAAATACTGTAAAAGGTTTAATAACTATTACAGATCTTGATAATAAGTATTTTTATGTGAGTAAAAAAAATGCAGATAAATTGATTACATGGATGAATTCGATTGAATTTTAGTTATCTTTGTGATAATGTTTATAGCTTTATTCACCATATCAGTTTTCTTTTTTGCTATCTGGCAAAGTTTTCATAACTTCAACCGGGCAAAGAAACTTCAGAAAGAAATTGAGGATCTGAAGCGAAATTCAGTATCAAAATCAGAAGTAACAAAACTGATAGAAGAAAATAAGAAGTTGAGCAATGATTTAATCTGGGAAAAGAACAAAACTTATAACGGTTACAGACCTCAAGAAAAATCAACTGATTTAGTAACTGTTCAAGTAGACAAAAGCATAGCACCTCGCAAAGTTAAACCATCCGAAATGTCTCCAAAAGAGCTTGAAGATTGTATAAATTATTACCTCGATCATTACTTGAAAAAGACAAAATAATTCGACTTTCTTACAAATAACTTACAAATTTTTTCTATTTATTTGATTATCTATATATTAAAATAGATTCCGGTTCTGAAGGTCTTGGGTTAGAATCCCAACGGGGTCACTTTATTAAATACTCTAATTAATAGATAGTTATATTTTTTATGGCTATCTATTTTTTATTCAATCATTGATTTATTTAAGCATTATTGATGTATTTTTGCTTACAATTTTGAGTTTTCACTTACAAATAACTTACAAAAATTATCATGGCTTCTTTTACTGTTTGCGTAAGATCAATTGCAAAGGAATATAACACGGTATATATCAGGGTAATTCATAAAGGATACCCCGAATATATCAAAACAACATTGTCTGCCACGAAAAAGCAACTGAAAGGTAAAAATGTTAAGGATAATTTTATTCTTGTTCAGGCAAATGCCAAAATCAAAGAGTACATTGATAAACTTAATCTGATAGATTATCAAAACTGGGATGTAAAACAAGTCAAGCAGTATTTACTGCAGGACAATGAAAATATATCTTTTACTGATTATTTCAATACATATGTAGTTGAAATGTCAAAGTCCGGAAGAGATAATCCAGCTAAAAATTATCGAACCGCTTACAAAAACTTACAAAAATTTCTTGGAACAGAAACAATTTACTTCAAAGATTTGAGAGTTGATGTTATCAAAGGATGGATAAAATCGCTTGAACATACGGCACGGGCAAAAAATCTTTATCCAACTTTGATTCGTGCTGTTTTTGAATCCGGACTTGAAAAATATAATGACTACAATGAAGGTATTCTTTTGATAAAAAATAATCCTTTTAGAAAAGATATGATTCCGCAGGCTGACTTGGCTGAAAAACGCGCAATAAATAAACGTGCACTTAGAAAGATTTTTAGAGCTGAATCGAAAGAAATACGTGCGCAAATGGCGATTGATGTAAGCAAACTGATATTCTATCTTGCAGGCATTAATACGGTTGATTTGTATGAGCTGGAACACTCAAATTTTGTAAAAGGTAAATTAGTCTATAACCGGCACAAAACATCGTCAAAGAGAAAAGATAAAGCGTATTTCGAGATAGTTGTACCAAATGATATAAAACCGTTATTTGAAAAATATAAAGGAGAAGAAAAACTATTTGATTTTTCTGAAAGATATTCCGATTTCAATTCGTTCAACAGGAACCTAAATAAAGGTTACAAATCGCTTTATAAAAAGTTAATGATAAATAATGTTTCTTCATATACTTTTCGCCATTCATGGGCCACAATCGCTCAAAATAAATGTGGTGCATCACTTGAACAGGTCGGTTTTGCTCTCAATCATTCTTCAGCCCATAAAGTTACTGAAGGTTACGTCATGAAAGATTTCAAACAAGCGGATGAATTGAACAAAAAAGTTATTGATTATCTAAATAAACCTATAAAAAGGAAAGTAAAAAGATTTCGATATAAATAATTGATGTCTAAAACTTAATCAACAATTTACCTCCATAACCATATTTGTGAAGCTTAAAGTCATAATTATAATTCGCTTCTAAACCTAAATTATAATAATAAATACCTATTCCAGCGGTTGACTGATTAAATGAATTATACCCAATTCCCACAAAAGGTGTGAAGATTTTTTCCTTATTGATAGTCTGGGTCTCAACGATAGGAGTATATTCATAAGAAAAACTTGAGAGTTTATTATATTGAACCGATGGAAAGACTTTTAATTTCCCATTCTTGTTGTCGAATACATTAATATTATAGTCTCTTCGGATGATATAATCAGAGAGTATGGCTGCGGTATCTACCACTTGGGTGTAACGAACCGTGTCTTTTATTTGTATAGTATCGGTTTTTACAGGAAGAACTGGATGTATTGGGATATAAGTATTATAAGGTGTCGGCACGGGTATTGTGTCGTGAATAGTCTCTCCCTTAACATACTTAATCTCTGTTTTTGTTTTAATCGTTGCCCGTCCGATAAAAAAACCAACTACCAATCCTATTGCCAAACAAATAAGATAATTTTTGTATTCCATATTAATAAAATTTTAACTCTCCTGTTTCAAATAAATGAGCTTCCGATTTGCGTCTTTTAATCCGTCCATTTTGAATCTTCCCTCCGGAGGTGATATAATGTGTTTGCCACCAATCAACTATCTTACTGATGGAGTTTTTTTCATTGATAAGCCTGAAGAGTGTATCCGAATAGCCACAACTATAAACGAAACTCATAAGGGCATCGAATTGACTTTGGTTAAAGGGGACTTTTAATTTCCTCGAAATCTCGATTTCTCTTGATTGCAGGTCTTTTTTAAGGAGTTCTTCGGCCTGCTCTTCGGTTAAATTAAGGAATTCAGGGTATTGTTTTTCAACCTTAGAATAATCTTTTATTCCTTTTAGAAATTTCCCCGTCACTTTATCGGTTAAAGCATGTCCCCATCCTACCGTCCATATACCGGTATAGTCCATTTGTGGCTGTAACAATGGTTTCTTTTTGTCTCCATCATGCAATCCTTCATAATGCTGTATCAGGGTAATCCCCGTTTTGCTCGTTT